AAACAGAGATAATGCTTGTATGGAAAGCAAACCGTCTTGTGTGAAATGCCGCGAGGTGGTTGAACATAAGGTTGGTCATGATACAACGTCTCATCGTCCTATTGTGGTAAATGTATATACTGGAAGCGCAAAGAATGAACCGGTTGGTGTGGAAGACAATGGTGACATGAAAAATGCGAACACAAACTTGTCAGGCCTCATCAGAGGTGCCGGGTATGATTTAAATGCGCCAGCGGATGCCTCGGGTTCCGCGAACGATATAAATACAGCCACTGTAAAAGATATGGCAGATGATTATGTAAAAAAACTAAACACAATCGACGTATCTGATAATAAACGACCCGAATCAGAGACTTCTGGGTTGTCTACTGAAAATGGCATGTATGGTGGATTCAACCCCAGAACCGTGGATCCTTCAATGAGCTATGAAATTTTAAATCCAGCTCAGCAGGAAATAAATAAGATGGAGAATAAATAAAAATAAATAATAAATAAATAATAAATAATTGAAATATGTTTATGAAATTCGAATATATAAACATATTATAAGTGACCATGAAGTATTTGTCGGAAATAATTTATGGGGGCGTAGACGGTATTATTACAACCTTTGCTATTATTTCGGGTTCGATGGGAGCAAATTTGGCACTGCGTGTCCCGATTATTATAGGTATTGCTTCTTTGTTCGCGGATGGTTTTAGCATGGGTGTATCAAGTTATTTAGCAGAGCAAACGAGATTCGAAAGAAAGAATCCATTAGTCGTTGGAGTAATAACATTTTTGTCCTTTATAACCGTGGGTATGGTTCCCTTGGTACCGTACATCTTTAATTTAACAAACGCGTTTGGAATATCCGCTATTTTAATGAGTATATCTTTGTTTATTGTTGGATTTATGAAAAGCATGTCTCATGGATTTCAAACTCTGGTGCTTGGTTTGGGTGCGGCAGTTATTTCCTATTATATCGGTAACGCAATGAAACAAATAAAGTGATTATCTCGAATACATGAGAGCGCAATTTCCAGAGGTGAAATGAACAATGTTGTATCGTTCTTCTATTAAGTTAAAGTCGTAGTTATATTCATATATAGCCCAAGACGATTTGTTTGTGCCGATCGGTGCCCCGTTTTCGTCACATATGATATTAAATTCGGCTTCTGGGTCAAGTGTGGGTACCTGTGTCGTAAATTCAAGTTCAATGTTTTTGAATTTACTGAGGTTTAGGGCTCCTGATGGCTGTGTGTTAAAAACACTATTTTCGATTCCAAAGTTATAACAATATAACCCGTTTGTTGCGTTTCCCGAATCTGTACGGGAGTACTTTTCCAAATAGTTAAAAACGTTATGATCGAGGAGGTTTTCGCGGTAATTACCATCAAGAATAATACCAAATGTCTCCAAAATATCCTTTTTCGTTCCAGACGTATAGTTTCCGGTTATCATCCACGGCGTTGGATTACCTGTCGGATCAACTCCGGGACCAAACCCATTTTCAAAATTATTCTCAAAACCATTTTTTCCTGTGAAGCTATCATACTTCCAATTTCCCTCGACAGGTGCGTTGGATATATCATATGGAGGATAAGAATATGGCCAATTCGTATAATTCGACCATTGGTTTCTAAGATTAATATCGTTTCGTGTATAAAAGAACATCCAACTCGCTGCCATTCCGAGGGAATCTATTTTTACTTTGTTTGACCCGGTTATATTCTTGAAGTTATATTCATGAACTTCTCGAATTAAATATTTATGTTCGTTCAAAGAGAATACGCGTTGCTCTTCGTCACTGAGGAAACAATAATTTGATATTAAATGAACATCTGCGTTGAACTCGTTTCTCTTATCTGGAAAATCATCTTCGTTAAGCGCTATGGATGGGGGTGTTTGTAAGAAATTATACATTTGCATATACGAAGCATTGAAGTTGGGCTGAACATAAGGGTAATTATTATCAGAATCTCGGACATCTCTTATAACGAATAGTTCATATAAGGGTCTTAATGTAACTTCAATTGCTAATTCGTTATATTGAAGAGCTATTAGCGGAAACGCGGTTTTACTCGAGTTTGAAAACCATGAATTAATGGGTATATATATATTTCTTGAATCAATAGATGGCATCGCACCCACAGCATCTTCTGTATGATAAGCACTCGGATATGAATTAACTCGGTTTCCATTGTTGGCGGGATCATTTAAGTCGGATACATTTCCGGTCATTTCGTCATGGACCTTTTTTTTATTCGCATTGAGATCGCGTTCAGCAATATTTTTCAAGTAGCTACCACTAAATTTCTGTAGAATCTGACCCCCGACAGAAATTGTAACTTCTTTAATTATTTCAGATCCGAGGTTTTCTATCCATTTGAACTCATATGGTGCCCATGTACCGTTTTCAGATTGAGGAGGGTATATCGGACTCCATATAAATGGGAGCTTTATTACTATATATGTGTCCATTAGCAAATCAGCATATCTTGGAATTCTGAATTTGTAGTGGGAGTTATCTGTAGCGCGAATAGTTCTGGATCCATCATAATCAATCCGAAACTTTTGAATGCCGAAATTAGTGTATTTCGCAAATTTTGTTTTGAAAAATGTTTTGGTCGGGTTTCCGTTAAGGTATATATTTTGGTTACCATATGATACGAGATTTAAAAGGCCTCCTGGCATTATATATATGTATATATATAATTAGGTCGTTTTAAAACATTTTATTATATTTTAAATATTCATGACCTCACAAATATTTAAACTAGTTCCTGATATATCGTATTTTAAAGATATTCTTGATTCTATATGTGAAATTGAAAACAATAAATATATCATAAATAATGCGTCATTTAAAAAAGGGATGATGTTTAATAATGTTAGTGAATTTTGTTCAAATATTGAAAAATATTATTACGAATCAAAAAAAAAGTATATTCAACGCAAGATGACGTATAAATATTTTTTAACTATAGTGAGACAGTTATGTAAAGTAAGTAATATAAATTACGAAACCGTTACAAAATATAATAAATCAACATATGAAATAATATATTTTGTTGAAGCGTTTAACTAGGCTAGCACGATACATCGAGGTTCATGTTGTTAATGTACTTGCCAATAAATGTATCGGACTCGAGTATTTCTGGAATGGACAAATAAACAAAGTATTTATACTTAAGACGAATTAATAAATCATCATGAGGGATAATAATACCGTAATTATTTTTACTCAACTCAATCTCACTATCATTCATTAAGTGGTCGATCAATATAGGTTCGTTGTGTTCGTCCTGTGCTCCAATTATTGTACCGGGTAACACATTTACACTCTTGTTTAGATAAAGGCTATAAATGAAACGATCGAAATTTCCATCAAATCGTGATTCTGCTGTAGAATCTCTTGATATGAGTGATTGTAGATATTCCATACATTGATCTAACTGTGGACATGATTTTTCGCAACCCATAAACTGCGAACTTGGGAACATCGTAACAAAGTCACACGCACTTGTTTTAGCAACATCCTCGCAAAAGAACATTTTTCCATTTGAAATCCCCTGATTGAATAGGGATTTTAAATTTTTCGAACACACAAATGATGGGGGGACAAACATTCCACCATACATTTTAAGTAGTCTTAATTTAGAAAGTGTACGTATATTTTCGTCAAGTGGGTCAGGTATTTTAGAAAAATCAACATTAAATGATGGTAAAAGTTGAGAAAAGCTATTGTCGTCGATTAAGCATATTCGAAAGGAGTTCGAACATTTGGTTATGATCGATTTGATGGTGAGGTATAAATAAGGTTCGTTTAAATTTTCGGTGTTTCTCGAACCAAAGCTTTTCCAAATGCGTGCGTTTAATTTATATGGAATGTGGATCCACAAAATAGGTTTTTTCATCCCCGACGGTAAATTATCAGTTAAAAGATACTTTTGTATAAGTTTTTCGTTTTCTTCATTATCAAATACCGAGAATTTATCCTGATATTTTCTGTACATCACACCTGCGGCAAGTAGAATAAGTAATCCTGGTAACAATTCTTTATATTTAGTCATATATTATAGGTCATTATTTTATTTACGATCATCAAGTAATTTTAAATGCCCCCAAAAAACTTCGTCGTTTTTCCTAGACACCTCTTCTTGTTGAATAAGTTTAAATGCCGTTCTGTTTCCCTCCTCGTCTTCAACCTTCTTTTTATTTGTGAAATACAATTTAGCCTGATTTTGCAAAATGTCGTTTGAGAAATGTTCGTTATTTTTCCTATCTATTTGAAGTTCTTGTATGCTTGCGTATTTCTTTTTACTTGTATAATCATTGTTTGTAACGGGTATTACTGGATTATCATATGCCTCCTTTACATCAATATAACTATTTCTATCAAATAGTTTTGTGTTTGTATAAGATTCGGGAGCATTTCCAGAAAGCATCTGAGATCCGGACGATATGCTATCAACCACGTCCTCTATTTCTTTATGTACCACCATTTCTCGTTTATCTGACTTTAGCTTTTCAAAGTTGGAATGCATTGAAGATACGCTCGTTGCCTCCAAACTGTTTTCGTTTTCTCCTTTCAGCCAATCAGCATACCCAGTTACTTGTTCGTCATCGGTCGTTTTCATCTTCTCGAACATTTCGTTAAAAAATATATTAAATTTACGTCTATCGTTTAACTTTGATATAATCTCCTTTTTACATGAATCTTCTTCGTCTATAATTTCAGAGTAATCTGTGTTTGACTTATTTTTCGACGACTTGTTTCGAAACTCATTTATATGAACAAGTATCTTATAAGCCTTTGAAAAGAATAAAAAGTATTCCTTGTCCAACTTTGATTTATCTGGATGCATTTTAAGAACTATTTTTTTGGCATTCTTCAAATCTGGCGTAGTGAAGTCATATGATAGTTTAAATAATGATAAAAAGTCGTCAAACGAATAGTTGTCTATATTCAAATCTATATCCATAACATAAATAGTTATAAAATTGAAACAAATTCTACATAATAACACATACTAAATGTAATGGTAATGTTTAATCAACAACTAATCCAAGAAGTCGACTCAGTTGTTCGGGACGAATCCGAAAATGATACGTGTCCCGTGTGTCTTGACGATATTACATCGAGTAACTTTTGCGTAACTCGATGTGGTCATCGATTCTGTATGCCGTGTTTGTTTAGACATTCCGAACAAAGCAATGAATGTCCTATGTGTCGGCAAGTTTTTGTGGAGCAACGAAGAAATCAACTCCGATCAAGAGTACCTTCATTTGACATACCTTCATTTGACATGGGGACGAATATTGATGGACTATACGAATCAATTAATTCAGGAGATGTGTTGGAAATAGACGACATGGACAGAGTCATACGTGACTTAAATTATAACCGAACCAGAAATACTGTAACAGTTGAAGAACCAATTAACAACAATAACAATAACAACGAGAACGAGAACGAGAACAACAATAACAACAACAATAATAATAATTACAATAATGGTCAATTACAATCCATACGTGAGATGGTGGCGAGAATTAACACAACCAATATCAATGTTTTAGAAACTGAGTCATACATCGTAGATCTTGTATCTACTGGATGATTAATATTACTTAGACACTTCCATTATCTTGGCGAATAAATATTCCAAATCCTTTTTATTGGAAGACAATACAAATTCGTCCGGATAGATTGTATCATTTTCGTCAAAATAAACCAATATAGCAGGAACACCACTAACAATTCTTTTTGTTTTAAGCATACCAAATACTTCCATACTTTGGTCTACATCAATGTCAAACCACAATATCTTTTCATTATCAGTAATAGATTCTTTGAAAAAATCAACCTCCGGTTTTATTGTTTTACACGGACCGCACCAGTCAGCACTAAATTTAAAGACAATTGTTTTATCCGATGTTTCTATAAGCTCGATAAACTCCTTTTTGGATCTGATTGTTTTCTCAATCACTACCATTAATATATTAATTATAAGAGTTTATATTTTTTACGAATATAATGTATATGTTTTACAAAAATATACATTTTATAATATTAATAATTATCATTTTTGTGTCCATTGTAATTCCATCTGAAAAAATCACAAAGATTGAAGAAATATTACTTGATGTTAATTTAGACAGTGGGTGGAGTGCAGGATATAATATTTCATGTGATACGGGTTATGGAACATACAACAAGACAACTACAGTAAAAACGTCGCATTGTTCATGCTTCGTCTATGCGTTATGTAAAAAGTTGGGGTTTTATATTCCTTCTCCACCTGAATATTCGCAATTTCACCTTGCGGATAAACAGCTTGAATGGATAGAAAGTAGTGACGGGATAAGCAATGGATGGACCAATGTCGGATTAAATGTTCCAGACTGCTACATTGAGGCGCAACGGAAGGCGAATGAAGGGTATTTCGTTATCGTGGGTGTCACTCAGGATGACATGGTAAATGGACATATTGGTGTTGTCAGACCCTATCGAAATGTTGATTATAACATCATATCTAAGCGAGGACCCATTGTAATCGCATCATCCATACCGAACACGTACGCATCCTTTTTGGATGATGAATTTAGATTGAACGAGAAAAAATTCAGTCATTTAAACGGACGTGTTATGTTTTATTATAACACGCGCAAGCCCATTTAACAGACTGTTATCTTTTCTAGTTCGTCTAAATCTATGTTTGGGAGGATCATGTGGCTTTCCCAAAAATATTTACAGAAACACCAACAAATATCAATATTTTCATTGTACCACTCTGGATGTTTTGTGAGTAAGGTTGTTCTGATAGAAGATGGCAGTAAATCAAGCGATGATCTCGGCAAGACATACGAGAGTTGAGTGTATGGAGAAACCACGCTGTTATTATTTTTTTCAAAAAAACGCGTTTGGAAGTATGGGATATATTTCACAAGATCTTCGAGTAACGGCGCATAATTGTATTTGTACTTCCATCGCCAATCAACACACCCGGTGGTATAATATTTCATCGTCCATTCCAATGCTTCCATGTAGTTAAAACATATTTGCTTTCTGCGTTCGTCGGTTATATCCATATGGAAAAGTCTTTCGTAATATCTGCTTTGCCATCCCGATACGGTGGGATTGATGTAGTGTTCTTCGTGCCTTTCAGATGTAGGTATTCTGTTCAACTTATCCAACTTTTCGTCTGGAGAATTTGCGCGTATGTATTGTTTTTCTTTTTTGTTTCTTGATAAATATTCGTCGGTGATGTATACTTCTTCGTTTTCTGCCAATGACGTAAACATTTTTCTCAGGTTTTTCCATTGAAGCTCCCCATCTAGAACAAGAAACTCATCTGTCCCAGTGAAAATAGAACCATATGTTTCTGTTAATATTTGTATTCCATTTGTTCTAATATTTAACGCTGGAAAATGAGGCATAAAATCATTTCCGAGAAAAAAACAAAGCAAAATGTAATCATATATCTTATTATTTAACACTCTGTTTTCCAGTTCCATTCCTTGATTCATTTCATATGATACCTTTTCCGCAAGCAACGGTATATCTATCATGTATAACTTATCGGGATCAAGTGTTTTGTCGAGCGTTCTGATAAACTCAGGTGTTTCTCTGAACAGATAAATATTTTTACACACCGGTAGATGATTGATCGAAAGCATGATAAGATCTGCGTCAAGACCATATATAACTGTGTTTTTTTCGGCGTGATATTCTATGTTCTCTCTGATGTATTCAAATAATTTGTGCTCACCTTCTCCGGGGACGTCAGAACACGAAACCGTTATTTTTTCAACATTAAAATTCGCAGGTGTTTTAAAGTAGTCTTGAACACGATTTGCCAATTTATCCATAAAAATCGTTCCTGGTGTAATGCACGTGGAGTCAAAGTTAAGCTTGAACTTCGACGGGTCAATAGAGTCGGTTATTTGACTAATTAGCTTAGATCGGACGCGTCTGGTTCGTTGCTGTTCCAGCTTTGCGACGGGTGCGACTCCGTCGAATGCGATATACACGTGATTAATTGGCTTTATTGATTCGATATATTCGACCAACTTATCACATACCATTTTGATGATAATATCGTCTATACTTGATTTATTTTCCTTTATGCTATACATCGCATCATATATAATGGAATTGCAGTCTAAATAAAGGTTATGAACTTGATCCAAATTATCTATGGTTCGAATAATTTTTGAATAATTCTTTATAATATATGAAAAATATGCGGGAACACCCATAATAGTAATATGACCAATAGTCTTTAATATTATTATAAATCGTATAACCACATAAACAGTATTATTACACATTTATGTTCTAATCCGTTGATTTTAAAAAGACGATTCGATTAAATAAATTCAAAAGGTCCAAGAAAAACGAAAGAGAAAATTGCGGATAATTCGGGAGACTGGTGCACATTTTTTTAAGCATTACGATGCGCTGCGTATCATATGAAACAAAAAGAGTAAATAACAATATTACAATGTACGACGTGAATCTGAATGTTCGCAATAATGATTTAGGATCCCGATTAAAAAATATATTGGATAATTCCACTATTATTATTACAAACAGTGAAACCAGTAGCGTATTCGACATAATGCCGTATGTATTTTCAAAAAACGACGGGAATGCGTACGCGAGTCCAGACATACCCACAAATATGGACCCGGTTATGAGAATAGCGTCTTCGACTATATCTTTTGTTTCGATCGATTTAAAGTATGGGTATACACTTAGGCTTATCAATACGACGAAAAGCATCCACAGCGCATGAATAACCTTGAAATTTTTGTTATTAAATGAATCCGAAAGAGAAATATATATAATTAATCCCATACACACGATGAATGATGCAATCATGTAGCTCCATATCTGATTGTATATTTTTGTATGTGATAAATAATTATTTCGTTCGCTTGGAGAATTCAACATGAAGTTATATCCATAACATGATAGTCCAAGTAAAACAATCGAGAACGCAAGATATAAATAAACATTGATAATGAAGTTGTCACATGTAGGTTTTCCATTTTTAAATGATAATGAGCTCATCGAGTAGGTAAGTATTATTGAAAACAATAGAAGCATATGTAAATATCCCCGTTCGAATGCCATATAAATAGTGTAAAGAAAATAAAAAAATAATATATATATTTGTTATATAATGTTTGATATAAGTGATGACGACGACGTAGGTCTAGCTCTTGATGGTATAAATATCGATAACATATTGGATGTGTTGATTGGTAAGGTGAGCACCTACGAAAATATCATTATAAAAACGAAAATAAATTCAGACAATTATCTGAAAATGAACATTATTACTACAACGGAATTAAATACGTGTTTGACTGAGTTGAACAATCTGTTAGATGAGGTTAGACTGTTAGGGATATATTTGAAGGATAATGAATCATATGACGTAGATAATGTTATTAATGATATACAGACAATTAATAATAGATTGTCCGCGATAATTAAATCTCATGGAACACATAGTGTCGAAGATTTAATATATGTTTGTCTCGGAAGTGGTTATTTAGACAAGTTTGACGAACAATACGCTGACAAATTTGAATTAATCAAGAAATATATGCATCCTATAAGTTACAAGTTGGTGCCATATAGCTCTGTTAAAAAATCAACAACTTCGTCGTCGAACAATTCTATATTGGAGGATTTACGTATATGTGAATTAGGGGATAATTGTTCGTGTTATCATTTTAATTCAAAGTGTGGTTCCATGAAGACAAACGCGACAAAGGTTCTTATTAAAGACGATAACATGAAACAGAATCTGGTTATCTATGGATTTATTGACGACCTTGTGTTTGACTACATACACAATAACAACTATATTTATGAAAAATTTTATTCGCTCAAACAGATGAAACCCGCCGATAATGATTTATATGACTACAGATTTGATATTTATGTCAGTTCATTGAATCTAAAAGATTACCTCATCGACGACGTAAATGGTATTTATGATCGCTATGCTGGTTATGTAAATAATGTTAGATTGATGAAAAATAAGAGCATCGCACGAATAGTTAATGATTTTTTGAAGGCAGAGTTTGATGAAAAGAGAATTATAATGATACAGCTGCTGATTCATTCAAATGACAGCGAATTCATGTATTTGGCGTATCTTTTATACGATACAATTTCAACTGAAGACGGAGATAAACAAATGAACCAACAAGATATGTTATATAACTCGCTTCCTTGGGTGATAAAATCTAATTTTAAATGCGCAATGAAGAAAACAATCGATTATACCAACAATCTTATGAATTACGATGTTAATAATAAGCTTCCGATCGAACAGCGCATTTGTCTCATGAAATGTGATGATAAGGTCAAAGAAAAGGCGATGGTTAAATTAAAGGAAGTTAAATCAAAGACGGACGACAGCGCAACAAAGTCAAGACAATATCTTGACGGACTTTTAAAGATACCTTTTGGCGTATATAAGCGTGAAAAAATATTCGACATCCTTGACGAGAGCGAAACTATATTTTTAAAGATAATGGGAGATAGTGAAAACCATTATTACACAAATGATGTAGAAACATGCGATAAATATAATAACATTGAGATAAAAAACAAGACGCGACAGATATTAACCAAGATTGGTATGAACTCATTTTCATCAAAAATAACATTAATAAAACAACGAGTTGAAAAATTCAGAAAGAAGGAACTTTTGTCGTTTATAAGCGATCTGCGAGATATATTATTGATTAATCACGTATCACATGACCATAATACACCTAATCCCAATATGCTTATTGGTGATATACCAGGAGAACAAAAGGATGTTTTAAAGGACAAGATTTTTTATCTTCTTGAATCATTAAATGGGGATAATATAATATTGGACGAGATATTGTTGCGGACAAATGTTATAGAGTCTGGTAAAATGTCCATCTATAAAAGTCTAACCCAGATATTATCAAATAGCTCAGTTGCCACTAAATACATGGCTGATGTAAGAACGCGATTGGATGATTCTGTTTATGGACACGATGACGCAAAGCGCCAGATAGAGAGAATTATTGGTCAATGGATAAATGGTAAAGATGGTGGTTACTGTTTAGGATTCGAAGGCCCTCCTGGAGTTGGAAAAACGTCACTCGCAAAGAAGGGACTTTCACAGTGTTTGATCGACGAAAACGGAGAACAGCGACCGTTTTCATTTATAGCAATCGGCGGTTCGTCGAACGGTAGTACGTTGGAGGGACATAATTATACTTATGTCGGATCTACATGGGGACGGGTTGTCGATATACTGATGGAGCAGAAGTGTATGAATCCCATTATTTTTATTGACGAGATTGATAAAGTAAGTAAAACTGAGAATGGGCGCGAAATTATTAGTATATTGACTCATCTTGTAGATCCTACGCAAAACGACTCTTTCCAGGATAAGTATTTTTCGGGTATCGACATCGATGTATCGAAGATACTTTTCGTATTTTCATACAATGATGCCAGTTTGCTGGATAGAATTTTAATGGATAGAATACATCGTATTAAGTTCGATAATCTTGCACTTGAAGATAAGCTGGTCATTTGTAATAAACACATGATCCCCGAACTATTGGGAAATATGGGACAAACTGGTAATATCATTTTTAAAGACGATGTTCTTAAATATATAATTAATTCATATACCATGGAATCCGGTGTTAGAAAATTAAAGGAGTTGTTATATGAAATAATTGGCGAGATAAATCTCAATATGTTAAATGATGTCAATGACGAGATCAATATACCTGTTATTGTGTCAGAAGACGAAATCACCAAGATTTATCTCAAGGACCATCATAAAATAAACGAGAAGAAGGTAACACCTGTCGATAAGGTGGGTATTATATGTGGATTATACGCAAACGCGCTTGGACGAGGGGGCGTTATCCCTATCGAAACAAAGCTTTTCGTAACCAAGAATTTATTGGACCTGAAACTTACTGGACAACAGGGAGACGTAATGAAAGAAAGTATGACGGTTGCTAAGACATTGGCGTGGTCGTTGACCGACACAGATGTCCAGAAAAAGCTACTTATAGATTTTGATAATACGAGCAATCAGGGAATCCATATCCATTGTCCAGAAGGCGCTACCCCAAAAGACGGTCCTTCCGCAGGAACCGCTATAACAGTTGCCATATATAGTCTTATAAATAATAGACCAATCAAATATGATTTAGCGATAACCGGTGAAATGAATTTACAGGGGTGTGTTACCGCGATTGGTGGATTAGATTTAAAAATTATAGGCGGGATAGGTGTGGGCGTTAAGACATTTCTGTATCCAAATGAAAATAAGAAGGATTTTGATAAGTTCATGGATAAATATAGAGACAATGCCATTATCAACGGAATTAGCTTTTATGGAATAGATACAATCGACGAGGCATTGAAAATATCCCTCGTATGATAATAAAATTTTATGTGTACATTGTAATATGGACAATCCACCAAAGGGGGCGCGCGGAGTTTCCGTAAGTTTTCAAAATATTATTAGACTTATGTCACTTTTGACAGTGACCATAATTGTTTCGTTTTTAGTGTTGTTGAGTTGTTTTCATGGAGATTGGAAAGCATTGTTTCTTATTATTGGAATAGGGATGTTTTATTTCCTTATGGCGACACCAACCGTGGGAATACAAGCAGTATTAACACGCATGTTTGGAATTGTAGATAGCGGAATGGGGGATTGTAAAGGTGTGGAAATGGGTATATTTTCACAAGAATATCCTTTTCCGTCTTTATCGACGGGTGTAATGGGGTTTATTAACAGCGCATTACTATTCCCCATGTTGAGTATGAAGTGGCAGAACGAGAATATTGGATTAATTGTTGGGTTGTTTACTTTAACAGCATTGATGTTTTTTACAAGATACCAAAACAAATGTGACGGCGGATCAATGATGTCTCTTGTATTTGGACTGATATTTGGACTTGTTATTGGAGTATTTTATTATCTTGTTATAAATGCCATAAATCCTGAACTTGGTTACCATGGACATTTTGTAAATAACTCAAGATGTTCTTCAAAGTCCCGGAGATTTGTATGTGAGAAAAAGTAGTAGAAAACATGTAGGTTCGGTAGTGTAGTTGAGTAACTAATGAGTGATTCTAAATAATCATGTACTGTTGTATATGATTATTTACATTGGGCAAGCGAAAGTAATATGAGCGGACTGTGTTCTTCCATGTTATCCACCATGACTGGAATAAGTTTTTTCGAAATCTGACCGACACAATCGATACATACCAAATATTGTTCGACGTAATGATCGGTCTTGTTAAATTTTGTCATTTTCTTACAGCAGTTGGGATGACCACATATCCCATATCCACAATTGTCACACCCAGTCATATGGGGATAGTCGCATATTTTGCAGTCCATTTATTCGTACAGGTTTGGGGTATTTAACTATCGTATCTATTGACGACCATATGAGTATCCAATTTTTTCAATTTTGCATCTATAATACTAACTCGGTTACACATACACCGGTTTATAGGTTTAGTCTCATTTATAATCATATATTTCCTTATTTTTCTCTAAATACTCTTTTAGTTCATTCGTCAATTTTCTTCTACGCGATGATTGTCCCATCAATAATGGGGGGACGCGTTTGTTATACGTATTTGAAAACGAGACGAATACTCTATTCATATCCATATTTTTGTATACCGATAAAGATTCAACAGGAAATTCCTTTTTGTGTGTATTTTTATTCACCTGGTTGTGAAAAACATATATTATTTCTATAATGTCTTCACAACTTTTGACATTTTTGAAATGAACCGTTTGTAAGAATTCCATGGAATGTTTAGTGCATTCTGGACACGGTAATACACTACATATTTTGAATATATAATCTATAATAGTCTTGTGATGGTCGTCGAAATGCTCGCTCCTTAATTTGGATACAATGGTATGTAGAAACACCCATACATCTCTTCCCCATGATTTATCACTCATAAATTATATAAAGACTAAAAAATAATTATATAAATGCAACTCGATGATAAGTTGCTCGAATATTTTAAATTGTGTATGGAAGATGATACAGATGACGATCCGAACAACGATAGCTGTTTAATATCGGGGAATGTACTTACTGATCATCATGTCGTTTTGCCATGTAACCATAAATTTAATTACCTTCCGCTATTCAGAGAAGTATATAAACAAAAATGTACAATTAATCATCGCGATATTATTCGGATACCCTACAAGAGCATCAAGTGTCCTTACTGCAGAAGTGTTAATTGTGGTATATTGCCACACATAGAATCATTCGGGTTGGATAAAGTCGAAGGTGTTAATTGGCCTGAAAAATATTCGATAATGACAAACACATGTGACTATACATATAGGTCTGGCAAAAACAAGGGTGACATATGTGGAAAACTGTGCATCAATAAATATTGTACTCGTCATAAAACACTCGCTGTTAAATTGGAGCCATTGTTGATAGCCGTTAAAAAAAATATAGACCGTGAAAAATGTACGCAATGTATTAACACAAAAACTGGAAGCCGTGCGTGTAAAAGATACGCAAAGGATAAAGGATTATGCGGAATACACTTAAAATTAAATAGTAATATAGATTAATATGGAAAATAAGGTTCAGCTTGTCAGCGCAATCAAAGAATGGGTTAAATTAGAAAATGAAATAGCAGTGTTACAGAAAGAAATTAGAACAAGAAAGGAAAGGAAAAAGAATATGGCAGAAAATCTCATGACTGTCATGAAAACAAACGAGATCGACGCGTTTGATATTACCGGCGGGAGATTAATTTATACGAAAACAAAATCCAAGGCGGCGATTACAAAGAAGTCGCTTATTACTATTCTCGGAGATTATTTTAAAGATCAACCTGGTATGGTAGAGGATTTGGCGGGGTTTATACACGATAGTCGAGAACAGAAAATAAGCGAGTCTGTTCGGACAAAATTTGATAAAAATTAAAATTAAGTTAATATTTTTTTATAGTTAAATAGTTGGAAATCCTTATCATAAAACGCGTTTATTATCTCTACGCTGTCATTGTTTAAAAATTTCAAATAATCATTTTCGTCTATATTGACACCCTTACTCTTTGTAGAACCATATAATATACTAAAATCATTGAACCCAAAGTCAGCCATATCGCGGTTCAATGTTTCGGTTTTTAAAATATGTATTTTATCAATTAATATTCCATTGTCGTCGCATATAAAATTATACTGTGGAATGTTGTGATTGTCCAAATGTGTGTTAAATAGATATTTGGTTTTAATTGTTTCAAACACCTCCTCTTGTGTGGAATTTATATTTATATATCCAAACCCAAACAGGTCGCTTATGAGTCGATTATACGGATTTCTCACAATGGCAAATAGTTTTATGTTCCGATTAAAATCTATTTTCAATACATCTCTGTACGTGTAAAGCGTGTTATATGTTTGGTGCTGGAGAGATATTTTTCGGAGTTCGTTGTCTGGAATAATTTTGTTTCCTCGACCACTCTGCAACGTAACATGTTCTTTTGAATATTTTTTAACAAAATAGATGTAAACTGAACTCCCACCCGTTTTAGGTATATGTATCCATAACGTATTTTTTATTTTACAGTATGGCATATTATTATTTACTATAATAATATATATATTTTAACATTATATATATCATGTATGACATTGTTGTAATCGGTGGAGGAATATCTGGATTATATGTTGCTTCGGAAATAAACAAAACGAAAAAGCTGGCTCTGTTCGAAAAATCCCAGTATTATGGTGGAAGGGTTTATACAGATAGTTTTACTGTAAATTCAACAAAGTATAACCTGGAAGCTGGTGCAGGAAGAATTTTAAGTGGGCATAAAAAGATGTTGGGGTTAATTCACCAGCATGGTCTTGATGATAAGCTTTTGAAAATAGGATCCAATATAGATTTTGTGCCATCCAAAAGATATACGATGAAAGACAGTTTTATCGATAAAACAGGATTTCATTTTATAGATAAAGTTATTAAAATATCGGAAAATGACTCAGACGACGATCTGAGAAAAATCACATTCAGGGAATATGCCGCTTCCCATTTAACAAAGGATGAAGTTAAGTTTATGACGGATTCAATAGGATATTACGGAGACTTGGTTGTACAAAATGCTTACGACGCAATAAAGGTATTTAAAACATCAATACGCTCCGACAAAAAATATTATGTAATGACTGACGGGTTTGGGCAACTTATAGATAGAATGGCTGCGTATGTTAAAAGTAAACATACATGCCATTTGAATAAATGTTGCCGTGATATATTTTATAACGACGGTATATTTACATTAAATATGGATAACAAGAGAGTTCTTTCGAAGAATGTTGTATTGGCGATACCTAAGCAAAACCTTATGGATATTGATTATTTAAAACCATATTTCCCATTGCTTAAAACAATCGAGTCTATACGTCTTGTTAGAATATATAGTATTTATCACCCAGACGATGTATGGTTTAATAATATTGGGAAAACAACCACCAACAATCATCTAAATTATATTATACCGATAAATCCTGAAACTGGAGTCATTATGACGTCGTATTCAGACCATACGAAAGCCGACTTTTGGAGTAAAATAAAAGACGACCGCAGACGGTTGAACGACACATTGAACAAAAATATAGAAAATGTTTTTCGAATCAATGTGAAATCTCCGAAAGTAATTAAGGTGTATGATTGGGAACATGGTGTCGGGGTATGGAAAAAAAATGTAGATAGCAAAAAAAACATTCAACTGATTAGTCAGCCTGAGCGCAACACACCATTATTTATAGTGGGGGAAAATTATTCAAAATACCAAGGTTGGATGGAAGGAGCGATAGAGAGCGTCGATAAAATTATCCCCAAATTAATTCGATAATTTGTATATATTTTATATTTTATATATATTTTAG